TTTTATAAAGATTTTGTGTGCCAATGTTGTCGCGTAGCGACCACCTGAATTTATAATTATTATTCATCGTGAATAATTTCAGAAATGGTTCCAGTGGTTCCAGGGTTTTCAATATTATTACAGAACTTTAGTTCGCCTTTGAAAACCTCCCAAAACACCCATCTGTCTTTAGACAGTGTGTTTACATCTGGCATTGTATTTGTGAATACCCAGATGTTTGGACAGTCAAAATACTTTTCTCGAAAACCGTATCGGTCGTCGTAGGCGTAACCGTCTTTGATTGTCTCTAATGCGCTCCAAAATGAGCCACAGGCGATTTTGTTTAATGAGCGCGGGAAATCAACTAAGTAGAGGTTGGAAGTTGGAGTATCCATAACCATCCTCATATAATCTTTATAGCTTTCTAACATAGGTAAATTGCGGGCGAGACCTCTCGAGCCCGCGTATGTTTTTAATGTTGATTTTCCAATATTGCCCCCAGGGCATACAATACAGTTAATTGTTCGTGTATCCCATTTATTAGCGTCTTCTAAGACCTGGATTTGCCACGGATATAAACTGATATTTCTCACTTGTCTTGGGATATACATATCTCTATCGGACCACGGACCAGCGGTGCGTGTGTCTTCTTTTACGCAGTAAAAGTCATTGTCTTCATTCTCGTTACTCGTGATTGAATAATGTTCGGTATATCCCAGGGCAGGTCCTTTTCTTGCTTTAGTCTTGAGCGAAATACGTCCTTGGTAGTGTTCGTATCCAGACGCACCTTTTTCTTCTTGAAAAATCCATTTCTTACAATGAATCTTTAGCTTATCTTTAAGCTCATCAATGTTAGATACAGCGGACTTAGGTATAGTAAAGTCCCAAACGCAAATATTAGATTGTCGCGCCATTTAATTTCTGTTAATAATAAGAAAAGAAAATAAATTAAAAATAAATTAAATTAAATTAAATTGAATTAAATTCAAAATTAAAATCTTTTGTAATAATAATATAAAAAGATGCCGTCCTCCACTTTTCGTAGTTCTAAAATGTACAAGAAAAAGTCTCCACGAGGAAAAGTTACCCCACGTTCTACTCCTCGTAAAAGCAAAGTTTCATTTGCGTCGAAAGTTAACCAGATTATTGCTCGTAATGTTGAGAATAAAATGACAACGAGTTATAATTCTACTATACCAGTCTGTACTACGACAGGAATTGCTGGAGCATTTGACTGGTATTTACAAAAAGATTGGAATGTAAAAATATTTACTATTCCACAAGGCGTTACTGTTCAGTCGAGACTTGGAAATCAAATTAAATTGAAGAGATGGGTAATTAAAGGATTAATCCATCCTGTAGATGGCGGTTCCGTGCCAACTACTTTAACTAACACTTCTCAGGGTTATGTTGATATATATTTCGGAAGATTGTTGACTAACAACGAAGTATCCGCAAGGTTAACTAATTTTCTTGATAGTGGAAGCACAAGTGCTTCCCCTAATGGTACAATGGCTCAGATATTCAGAACTGTAAATAAGGATGAATATAAAGTTTATTATCATAAACGTTTTAAGTTATCGCCAGGAGGCACTTCTGTATTGGCTCCTGCTACTATAAATAATGATTTCTCTTTAGTCAGAACCTTTGGTTTTGATGTAACAAGTGTAATCTGTAAGAATGCCATCATTAAATATAATGATGCTGATAGTGATCCTAATAATGATATGATTAGGCGAGTTGCTCTTTGGGCAACTTATCAGCCTGCTGTTGGTGATATACCGCAGGCACAACTTGTAAATTATACATCTTATTATAATATTTCTATTCAGTCTTATGCGCAATTTGAAGATGCGTAAATTAGATCTTTTTTTTTATACCTAAAAACAATTATAATCAAGGTTCGATGAAACCCAATTATAATTATTCAAAATTTTTATAAAGATTTTGTGTGCCAATGTTGTCGCGTAGCGACCACCTGAATTTATAATTATTATTCATCGTGAATAATTTCAGAAATGGTTCCAGTGGTTCCAGGGTTTTCAATATTATTAC